GCAAGCGCGAGGACATCACCAGTGAGGTGACGAGTGATCTCGGTCTGCAGGTCGTTATCCGTGACCTCGCAGACATCTTGCTGATGGAGTTTTCGTGTCATTGAATGTGATGTGGTTGGAATGTACAACGACCGGGGCTGACTGCCGTGTCGCCGAGCGTGTTGACAGTGCGGTAACTGCCGAAGAGTAAGACTCCACGGGGGTCACGCCCCCTCGGCAGCTTTCCCACATCGTGTGGGACTGAAGCTATGAAATACGAACAAATCAGTTGGTACGGCGGAACGAGACGGCGAACCGAGGAAGAGCGAGCGCGACGGTACAAACGGCAAAACCGCGAGGATGGCGACGAATGACTGGATTCAGTGACGCTGACTTCGATGACGGGTGTGTGATGGATGAACTCCAAGCCCGCAGTTTCTTCCCGTACAGCGGCGAAGATGGTGATCTGTTCCGAAAACACGGTGTCGCCGGGTGGCGCGTCTCAGTCTATGGAACGTACCTCGTTCGCATCCAAAAGAAAACCGGGCGGCGGAAAGGCCGGAATCAATGGACCACAACGGAGCAATGGGAAGTAGATCCGGAAGACGATTTGCCTCGCGAGCAGATCCAAGAGTTCGCAGATGCGCTTGACTCGCTCATCGAACATGGCGATCTTGACCAGTAAACCATGGCAACCAAATCAGAACGCGATCTCGAAGCCGAACTCGGCCCCAGTCCCAACCCATTCTTCGCCAAAAAGAATGAGCCGTGGGAAGATCCCAAGCTGATGTTGAAGTTGGACAAACGGCATGAATACCAGTATGAAATTGCCCACGTTCTCGGGGCGTCCCCGAGTCAAATCTCGTATTGGATGGACAAGGCGTATGAATACGACGAGTCGCAATTCGAGGAGGCCGCCGAACAGGGCGAGACGAAACAGTGCATCCACCACGAGGTCTGTGGCAACGAGCTAACGGTCGGACGCAACGAGGTCTGCCCGCAGTGTCTCGATCTGGTGCGCCACAACGACAGTGCAACCGGTCAAACAATCGATCCGGCAGATTCTGATTCCTTAGCCGAACACATGTCGGAGTTGTATGGCGAGTATCAATCGTGAATGAAACACGAGCCGCTGACAGCCGTTCTCAGCGCGTTTGGTCCAACCGAGTGTCATTGGTCATATCCAGTGCAAAGACGACAGCAGCCGCCCTGCTAGCCCGGTCACGGTGAGGCTGGCGAGTACTGCTCTGCACGATACCACGTCATCAGCTTATCGAACGCCGCTTGCTCGGCTCGTTGACGATCCGAGTAAAAGTTGAAGTCGGCGTTGTATTTCCTTCCCATGGTCGTGACAATGCCATTGACTTGTGCCGGGCTGACATCGCGGTAGTCCATGAACCCGCGGTTGTTCATGAACGTCCCCCATGGCTCTTCGACGTAGATTTGCAGCGGTTCGTCCCAATCCTCTGCACGAACAATCTCGCGGCGGAATCGAGCGTGTTCGTGAGTAATCGACTGTAGAAGATCGGGGCCGGACTTCCGTTCGACGGCCAGTGAGGGAACACAGGTGTCGTATTCGTCGTTGTACTCACAGAGTTCCGCAATGGTGTAGTCGCCGGTTTCGAGCGTTACTTCTTTGGTATCGACCGGGTAGTTCTCGAACAGCCATGGCTTCTGTTCTCGTCGGTCAACGAGAATGGTAAATACTGCCATGCTATAACTCCGTGCGGTTTTTCACTGACATGATAACACTTATTTGGTCAGTTGAATCCATGCCGAGATCGTGACCCATGGCAGCGAACTCCTCGTCGTTGTCAGTTTTATCTGGATGTGGCCAGTACCGCTTGCCTTGACAGTCGGCGTTGGCCACGATCACACAGACGGCAAACGCGAGGTGGTCGAGTGGCTTGCCAGTATCTCGGATGTCGATACCATCGAGAATTTCCCGACCTCGGCTTTTCTGGTAGTCAGTAATGCCGACCTGTGAAGCAATGGCATCGTACCGATGCAGGTTGTCCTGTCGGTACATCGCTTCTTTGTTTTCACGTCGGGGGCCGTTCCACAGGCCAGTGTTGTACGCTCGGAACCGCTTGTACTGCGCTTGTTTGTGACTCGGTGCGTCTTTCGGGTGGATAGCCGTGGCGTTGTCAGTATCAGACGTGACAACCTCTGGCGGCTGCTTTTCGTTGACTCGTTCCATCGGGAAACACGAGGGCAGCCACCCACGGTTTGCTACAAAGGGGGAAACATACAGAAGGGGGATTACCTTAAGGGTTACTACTGTAGGGTTACTACTGTAGGGTTACTACTGTAGGGTTACTACTGTAGGGTTACTACTGTAGGGTTACTACTGTAGGGTTACTACTGAAGGTATCAACCCAGTGTTGTAACAACTCGTGTTGTAATTCGAGGACGGGGCTACTACAATAACACAACAGTACAGCACCACACAGCACCACACAGCAACGCACCGCTACAACACAGCTTAGTTGCTACAGAGGTATAAACCCATTGTTTAACACCGCAGTCTAAACCGTGGTGTAACAACTCGGTGTTGTAACTCGATGAGGTTGCTCTAACGGTTAGTGCTGTAGTACTGTACTTACTGTGAGGTTGAACCCCAGTGGTTGAACCCCACAGTTGAAACCCAGTTGAAACCCAGTTGAAGCGCGGAGAGTTGATACTCGGAGTACCAACCCTCAACACCCCAACGAATGGAATAGCAGTAGCTCGCCGTGGCTGGCTTGCTCTCACTAAACAATTATCGCGGAGCGACTTAAACGTTTGCAATCATGACTGAAAACCAATCACAACCGTTATCAACCCAGCGGGTAGAACAAGTAGATATGGACAAACCAGACACAGCCCACATTGCTGGATTCTTCGATGCTGCCGGAACAATCAGCGGTCACATCGTAAAAGGAGACGCAACAATCGGGTATCGGTTTGAACCGATGGTTCGAATCACCAGACCTGCCGAGGATTCCTACATTTTCGGCAAGATAGACGAGTATTGCAGTGAGCATGGCGTCCAGTTCTCGCTGAATGAGGTCACCCGTAACGGAACCGAGTCGTTCGAGTTTGTCATCAAGCAGCCTAATTCGGTTACACGGTTTCTCGAACCGCTGATGCCATACCTCGTGACACAATTCGAGAACGCCCAGATCATGCTCTCGTTTATCATCCCGAGTATGGAACAGCGAAAACACCTCACCAAGCAGGGGTTCTACGAGATCATCAAAGCGTTAGATGAAATCCGAGACGAAACGCGGCAAGGAAAAAACCCAAAATACACAGCCGAGTTCTTCCGCGAAGAGTGGTCGGAAGACCTCGCAGCTTAATCGGCGAGCATTAGGTTCCGAACTTTATCTGCTGTTTCTCCGCCGGCGGCGTCCTCGATTTCCGACAACAGTTGCTCCACTCGGTCGGAGTCTTGTCGCCGAAGCCGTGTAGACGGCATGACGTTGCTCTGATCGGCTTCGAGTACTTCGATGATGTTCTGGTCATCATCAACGTGAACAATAGCACAGTCGGACGCTGCGGGGAACTCAGCGCGGTCAGACGGATGGTTCTTTCGTCCGACGACCTGCCCGAAGTGAATGGCCAGTCCTTGCTTGCCGCGGTAGACCTGTCCACAGTACGGACACTGCCGGGCGACGTTCTCGGTTTTTCGCGTTTCGGGGTAGTCAACCGTTATCTCCTGTCGGCCTACGGTTTCGGCGTTGACAAGGTTAAGGTCCGGGGGAACATCGTTTTGTTCACCGTGACCACCGCCCGATTTGCGCAGGACATGAAGGTGTAGCCCGCGTGACGGGCCAGTGTGATCACACCCTTCGACTGGGCATTTGACCGTTCGCTCGCCGTTGGAGTGCGCAGATGATGGGGACTCACTCATGATTGTTCATCTATAAGATCATTCCCTACCGACTTAATCGTTTTGGCGCTAAACGGCGATAATGACCGGGTAGGCGGTCCCTACTGTGCAAATAGGATTTTTTTGCTTACCAAATGTGTTGATTTGCCCGAAAGAATATACTCGCAAGACTTAAGTCATTAGGCGAGAAATAGTTTAGTGAGGACGTGACCCGAGACAGGGTGGCGACCTCCTCCGAGTACTTGTCGGTTCTCTCCCTACACTCCCTTCGTTTCTACCATGCAGAGTTAAACCTCATGGGCGCATGGTGTAGGGTGAGGGCCGCTTACCCCTCGTTGGCAAATAGGTTGTGTCCCGCCGTTCCGGTAGGACGTGGACGGGTTGTTCGCCCGTCCGTTTTCGGTTCCATAGTGTAGCACGGACAACACGCTTCCGTAGCACGGGTAGGAGCAACCTACTCTGACATGCAACGTGGGTTCAAATCCCACTGGAACCATTCGTCTCACGAGTGAATTACCCTTGATCGGATAGTGGGGTGGTCAACCCCCTCCGTGGGACGTAAAACAACTATTACAGGACCAATTATGGCTAAGAAACATAAAAGTAAGTCAAATAATTCCTCAGATGAATATGCGACACCTCGATGGGTGGCCAAAAGAATCAACAAGGGAACCAACGGAGTTGATCTTGATCCCTGTTCAGGAGCTGAGAAAATCCCAATCGCAGATGAACGATACACTATAGAAGATGATGGTTTAGCGAATCCGTGGTTTGGTACGGTCTACTGTAATCCACCTTACTCGGAACCAGACAAGTGGGTCAATAAGGGGATCTCGGAGTCCTCGAAAGATGATGTTGAACTGATTATCTTCCTTGTAAAGGGGGACTCATCGACGAATTGGTGGCACGATTTGTATGAACACGCATCGTTCGTGTGCTTCATTGATCAGAGATTGTCTTTCGGCGAAGGAAATTCGTCAGCCCCATTTGCAAGTCACATGTTTGTGATAGGTGAGCCAAGCGACGAATTAACAGAGGTATTGAGTGGCTTCGGAGTCGTTCAATCAATTCGGACTCAAGATGATAAATAAAAGATAACCACAACCTCTGAGAGAGCCGTCGTCACGGCAGTCCCATGGGGTAGCGGCCAATCCTGTCTGCTTTTGGGGCAGACGACCTTGGTTCGAATCCAAGTGGGACTATTAGCTGTGCGTTGCGCAGAAACGGTTAGTTGCCACGTTGCCACCGTGGGCTTCTGCCGGGCATCTATAGAGCGCACAGCTTCGGTTAGTTCCATGGGGTAGCGGGCAATCCTGTTTGGTTTTGGGCCAAACGACCGCGGTTCGAATCCGCGTGGAACTACTTTCGTCGGAAACACGCGTCCGACGCAAATAATTAACGCGTGGAACACAACCATGTCAGTAGGAACTTACGTCGCAGGCGTTGTCGGTGCATTACTCTCACCATTTTTCAGCGAAGATGAGCCAAACATCCTCGGCGCAGCCGATGTCGAAGCAGCCATCAACGAGATGTCCTACATCCGAAACCGGCTGTTCAAAGTCACTCTCGGTGAACCCCAACTCCGTAACTACGGGGGCGTTTATCGAGACGACTGGAAGGTGGTCGTTCCCGCAACTTCATCCGACTACACCGACCCCGGTGATCTGATCTTCGACCTTCCCGGTGGTCCAACAGATCCCGACTCGTACCTCTACGTTCTTATGAACGCAGTGGGTGCCGATGAGATCGCGGACATCGAAGGTACAGTTGTCCCGATGGAAGTCATCAGCGGCAACCCTACGGTGTTCTGGGACGCCCTGATCGAGTCGAACGAAGAAGACATCGATGAGCCGATCAGTGAGGAAGAGGTGGACGAAATCGTGGAATCCGACGTGTCGCCACTCGATGAGGCCGCCGACTCCGAAGCCAAGACTCAAGAGTCAGACGGCCAAGCAACAACCCATGGAATGTAGATGTGAGCAATGTGGCGACTTCTGCAAATGTAGTTGCCACGACGACAACCGCGGTGGATCACCACGGGATCAAGACCCAGTAGCACCCTCGGTAGTAACTCCTCTTGCGTTACAGCAGGCGGGCGGCGTCATCGAGTTACAACACGAGTGATTACACCACTGAATTGCTTACCGGGGTTGTCCCCCGGAGGTATCAACGCACATTCGTGGGGCTGTGCGTTGCCCTGTTTTGCTCCACACTCAACCAACAACGCGGTCGCTACGACTGGGCGATTCTCGGTTCGATTCCGAGACGTAGCCTCTACGGCCTACTCCACCGTAGACAGTACCCCGGCTTAATAACCAAACAATTAAGTCGGCGGGTCAATACTGTTAGAGTAGGCACTCACGACGAGTGTCCTACCGTGCAGCGGAGAACACAACCTAACGCAACAATGTCACGCTACAATCAGCACTCAGGCAGCGGCACCGGCAGTTCAACCAGCGGCGACTTCGATGACATCACGCTGAAACTTCAGAAGTACAGCGCAATCCGTGTCACAGGTGATCGAGTCAACGCCTTCGATTCGCAGTACGGCGACAAGTTCATCGCAGGCTTCGATGATGTCGAAATCCTCGACGGCATCGTCTTCCAGCGCGACAACAAGCCGGGGACGTGGAAGGTCTTTTCGCCGGGCAAGTTCTTCAACGTGGACCCCGACACCGGCAAAGTCTACGAGCAGGCAACGCCCGGCGACAACGGCGTGGAGTACAGCAACGAGATGTCCGCGCAGGAAATTCTCGACCACCCACGAGTGGTCGGTTTCTCCGAGACGTTCGGTGGCAACGACTACTTCTACACGCCTGTCGGGGCGATTGTCGAAGGGTCGGGCGACATGGCTACTAACAACGATCTGGAAGTGAAAACCACGTCGGACTCCATCGTGGTTGGAGAGGTTTCGATGCTTCTATCCAACAGTTCGTGGGTCCGCACGCTGGCGAAGCTCATCACCGCCGACGGTGACGACATCATCGCCAAAGAAGAGGGCGACAACGGCGACATGGTGTCGGTTACTGAAAGCCACGGTTGGCTTACCAACATGGACCCCGAACTCCGCGAGGGCATCGAAGGCCGCGAGATGGAGCTGTTCATCATCGAGGAGACAGCCGAGTTCGGCGACGAAGAGGTGCAGTACACCACGCCCATCCTCCTCGATGCGAAGACTGGCGAGCGCATCACCATTGACAACTTCGATGGCGACGAGTCGGAGTCAGAGTCGGAGTCTGACACCGCGTCGGAAGCCGAGGACGAGGCCGACAGCGAGGCCGAGCAGACCGCGACGGCTGACGGCGGCACGCAGGCCGCCAGCACGTCCGACGACAGCGCGACGGCATCCCCCGACACCACCGAGTCGGCTGACGAGCCGGAAGCCGCTGACGAGGCCACCAGCGTCTCTGACGAGAGCGGCGACGACACCGAGTCCAACGCTGACGACTTCGAAGAGATCGATGATCTGCTCGACTACTTCGCCCGCACCGATGGCGAGGTCGAACCGGACGAACTCCGTGAGTTCTCCGAAGACGAGGTTGACGACCTCGACTCCATCGACTGGGAAGCAGCCGCCGCGGAAGTCGAACGGCGGGCCTAATCCATGACCGACGATCTCGATGCCGCCGACTACGAGGTAACACTCGAAGACGGCGAGACGGTCAACGCGGCGGACTTCATCACGGTCGGTGCGACGGCGTCCGGCAAGAAAGTTCAACTCGAACAGTTCGAACCCATTGACGAGAACGCCGAAGTCACCGCCGACCTGAGCGACCTGTCGCCACAAGACACGCTCGATGTTCTCGATTCGCTGGGCCAGCTTTCACGCGACGCGTGTGAACGCAATCTCGCCCGCCGATACGAGGAGCACGTTCGGAAAGAAGCGTTCGACAACTAACCGGTTGTAGCACAGCGCGGTAACTAACTTTCGGGTCGTTCCGTGGGCCGCCTTTGGGGTAGGGTTTTGGACATTTCCCCACCCCGGCGACAGCCCGCGGAGCGGCGCGACACAACCCATGACAAACGACAATGACTAACATCGACAGTATTCGCAATCCGACTCTCCATGAGGTTTCACAGTTATCTCATGACTATGGACTCGAAGGCGAGGAAACCACCCATCTGACGGTCTTCCTCTCCATGATCAAAGGTGGGTTCGTCATCATGACGGGCCTGTCTTCGGGTGGCAAAGACGAGGTGGTTGACGCGGCTGAGTTCTGCGCTCCAAGCTCGTGGACTTACAAGGTGTCAACCTCCATGTCGAAAACTCAGTTGTATAGCGATCATCGCGTGATCAACAGCAAGCCAGTCCACCGCCACATGGACATTTCGTCTATCAAGGACAAGGCGTTCCTTGAAGACGTGTGGAAGGCCCACGGCGAAGGCAAGTCGATCACTCACTCGTGGACCGAGGTGAGCGGAAACGAGCGTGAAACGCGCTCGCAAACGTTGCAACCGCCCAACTGTATGATCCTGTTCCTCGCCGAAGACAACCAACAGGTGGATCTCAACGACTACGCCGAGGTTCGAAACCGGGCGTTGGTCGTTTCGATTGACGACTCGCAGGAGTTGACCGAGCGAGTCAACGCCCGGCAAGCGGCCATGGAAGCGGGCGTCTCAGAGAAGAAACTCACCGAGGAACGCGCACAGGAGATCCGCGACTACGTGGGGGCCATCCCCATGGAAGCCTATGGTGACGACGGGTCGGGGGGCATTCTCAACCCAGTGGCACCCGCCATCAACAACCAGAACCCCCTCCCCCAGCACTTCACCGAAGCTCGCCGGGACTTCTCCCGGCTGTTGGGCTTCATGGAATCCGTGACACTGTTCCACTACGACGACCACCTCGAAGTACCGGCCAAGCTGATGGGTGATGCTTCGCAGGGAATGGTCAACATGATGGTGACACCAGCCGACGCGTGGCTCGCCATGCGGGTCTTCGGCGAGACGATGGTGTTGTCGGCACTCAACCTCCGCGAAAAGGACTTCGAACTGCTCAACATCCTGCGCGACCCCGATGTCGGGGCGTTGACTGCCGACGAACTCCAAATGCAGATGTCGCAGCATGGGTTCAATATCACGAGTCACGACGTTCGGTCCAGCATGGATAACATGCAGTACAAGGGCTACGTCACAAAGAATCAGGACACCCCCGTCACCTACAACTCCACGCCGTTCGCCACCAAAGCCAAACGCTACGTGGATCTCGACTGGTCGGAGGTAGTCGATGCCACGAAAGACACGGCCAAAGAGGCTCTGCCCGGTCGTATTGCCGATCAGTACATCGACCGGTTCTGCGAGGGTGATGGCCTGCTTGTGACCCATCCACTAACCGGTGAGACGGTCAACCTCACGGAACAAACCGCGAACGAGTTAGCGGCCAAAGAGGATGAACAAGCTGACACCATGGACGAAGAAGTGTTCGACAACGACGATTCAAACGACGATAGCGAGGGGCTTGATCGGTTCTCATGAGTGACAAACGCACGGCCTTTATCCAGATGGATGAACTGTGGACCGAACAGCAACTCGTGGACTTCATGGACGCGATTGAAGGCGCAGTCCCCGACGACGTTCGGGTAGTCAGTTTGCCTCACGACGTGTCGCTACTCGATGAGGGCGCCGTTGAGAACATTGCAGATCGGCTGTACGATAGTTTGAACGGTGAGAAGGCGTGACTATCTGCGCCTGTTGTAACAACGTGCTGAATCCGAAGTATGCCCGTCGTCACAACCTCTGTCCGATCTGTATTCGCTCGGGATGCACGGCACTCCATGCCCAACACTCCGAGCGGGAGATCGAACAGCGTATCGAGCGGGAACGAGACGAAGCGCGAGAAAATGAAAGGCGAGAACAAAAAGAAACTCTGGCAAGCGAGTAAGCACTTCGCCCCGTCGTTCCCCCGGCAGTCGGCCAGTAGTCACACCGTTCAGCGCAGTCGCCATGGCCGGGGGGAGTTCGTTGCCGCACTCGAATCCGCAAGCGACAACGCCATGCCGGGCTACTACTCGGTGTATTCGTTCCCGAGGGGTCACTCGTCCGATGGGTTCATCCCCGATGTAGACTGCATCTTCATCGATCTGGACATCATCGGTGACAGCTATAACCCCAAGCGGGGGCTGACTGACATTGCCGATTGGCGACGCGAGATGAGTGCGCTGTTGGCACGCTCGCGGATGATCGCCCAGTCGCTACTCGATGACGGGGCAGACGCACAGTTCCGCGCTGTCTTGTCGGGTCACAAGGGGGTTCACCTCTATCTTGATTTCCCGACAATCGCCCCAGAGAATGGCACGCTCCAACAGTTCAAGTCCGGGTTGAAAACCTACGGCGAAGACGTGATCGACCACCTCGATGCGCTGGCAAACGGGGTTGACATCCGTCCGTGGTTCGACGTTGACGGGTCGGATCTCGCCCGGTTGGGGCGTCATCCCAACACGAGACACCGCGGGACGGAGTACGATGACGTTGACCGCTGGTGTGTCCCGGTCACAATCGAGGAGTTGGCGTCAGTGACCGTTGACGACTACCTCGAACTGACCAAACAACCTCGCGCCGTCATCGAGTCAATGCACCGATCACCGTCACGCAAGGCGGGCTACAAGGCAACCCAGCGGATTCGAAATGCTTCAACCTCGACCAACGGGTCGGGGGGTGGTGGATCGACCTTCAATCGCAAGGCAGTCAAAGCCTACAGAAAGAACTCAAACGACCGACTCGAAGTCGAAGACCTGATGGACCCGATCATCATGGGGGACAAACCCTGTGTGCAGGCATTTCGTCAGCGGGATGATGCCTACAGTCACGGTCACGAAAGCCGCATGATGGAAATCTCGATCATGGGCCGGTTCATTGAAAAGAACGTTCCCATCGATGTGATGCACGAGTTCTTTGCCGAGATCCCCGGCTACGACGAAGCGTACACGCAAGATCTCATCGAAGACCTGATCGGTCGCGGCTACAGCGAGTTCCAATGTGCGAACGTCTGTGGCGGCGAGAAAAGCGATGGGACGTGGGTATCAGGTCAGGCCCGAACGTTCTGTCTCGGCGGCGACTGCGGCATCTACGAGCGGTCTGACAACCTCGATCTGACCTACTGATCATGTAGCACCCACCCACCTCCGAAACCAGTTGTATCGCCCGCTGTCCCCACAGCAACCACCCGGTATTTCATGCTCACTCTCCTCGCGTCTGGATCGACGCACACCTACTCAATGCACGAACACGCAGAACTCCGCGAATCGCAGCAAAACGCACTGACACTTCTCGATGCCCCAACCACCTACGAAGAACTGGCCGATGTCCTCAACATCACCCAGTCTACCGCCCGTGATCACATCCGCGGGATTCGGGCTGCGGGCATCCCACTCGGAGAGGGGGTGCGCAATGGCAAGAAGACGTTCTATCGCAGCGAGGAAACTCGGCGGGCACTCGAACGAGAACGCCCAGCCCCAGCATCGTCTAAAGCCGCTCACACCAAAGCGAAAAAGAACATCCTCTGCGATCTCAAAGAATGGCTCGCAGACGATCTGACGGGCCGCGCAGTTGTTCCCGATGGTCCAGCCCCATGCCGCCCGTCGAACGAAGACATGGTTATCCATCGGTCAGACGAACACCTCGGGGCATACTACGAGGATGAAACTGGGGAGGTGATTTACGACGACGAGATCGCCGCCAAGCGCGTTCGCACGGTTTCAGACCGGGTGTTCAACCTCAAGGAGCGGCACGAAGCCGCGGGGGTTGAGTTCGACTGCGTTCACGTCCTACTGGGTGGGGATGGCATCCACGGCGAGGGCATCCACGATGATCAGCCGTGGGAGTCGTGTCTCACCCTCATCGAGCAGATCGCCCTCTACGTGGATCTCTACAGCGAGTTCATCGACCGGGCTGCCAAGGAGTTCCCCTTCGTTCAGGTCGTCGGGCAGAACGGCAACCACGGGGAACTACGCGGGGACGGCATGAGTCCCGACGCCAACGCCGACGACATCGCGTTCATGATGCTCGAAGACCGCATTGCCCAACGCGATTACGACAACGTGTCGTTCATCTCGTCGGCGGCGGGCTACTACACGAACTTCCGAATGCGTGTGGACCACGAAGAAGACGAGTGGAAGGCTGATGCGTTGGACATCGACGTGTCGGAACTGTCACCAACCAACCAGTCGGGCCACCGTGGCCACCTCCGGCATGGGCAGAACAGCCTGTTCCATATCGGCACGTCCTCGGGTCAAAACCGCTGGCGCGGCTGGCATGACCGCCATCAGTTCGACCTCGCTTACCGGGGTCACTTCCACGAGTGGCGCGTAGAGAACATCGACAACCGCCCGGTCGTAATGTCGGGGGCGATTTGCCCGCCCGCGGATTACGAAGAATCGTTCGCGGCCTATGCAGAGCCAGCAGCCACGGTTCACGGGGTTTCCGACGAGCGGCCAATCACGTTCTTCTACCCCGTTGACTTCAAGCCGCCAAAGAATTAAGCCCGTCAGACTTAAGTCGTTGACTCGTCTGTATTCAACAGAGTCACGCTAAATGGTAGAAAACACATCTCGGGCTGGGTGTCGGGCTGACCAATTCAAGATCAACGACACACCCCATACGCGGTATTATAACAATGGCGTGCCGATTCTTACCACAATCGTAAATGGCAATTTAAGTGTTAATGTCATCGAAAAGTCTATCATTCAGTACACCGTCTCGTGTCCTGACTGCCAAATTGACATTTACTACGATGAAGACGAGGAGCCGGTGTGTGAAAACTGCGGGCGTATCTTTGGTGGGGCCGCGCCACGAACTGCGGACGGCCAACCTCTGTTGTCGGATGCCAAGTCAGCCGGTCGGGTCAAAGGAGATTAACTATCTCATGTCAGAAGCTACACCTACACCAGATAACGAGGATGTGCTGTCTCTTGAAGAGCTAACCGATTCGGAAGCAGCCGAACTGCTCACCGAACACGAGATCGAAATGCCGGACGGTGAATGCGGCAGTCTCGCTCAGGTCGCAACTGACATCGTGGTGGCGCACAACGAGATCGAAGCGTACAAAACTGGTGCGCTCTCAATCAGCCAGTCAATCGATGAAGCAATCATCGAGCATGAGGACGCCGGAAACGACGAAGTAGTCGATGTTCTCAAAGAACTGAAGAGTACCGCCTTCGGTATCTACCTGCGCATCAAACGCGGCGACGAGGAACTGATGGGCGACCGAGAGGGCAAGTACTCAGGCTACTTCGCAACCGAGGAATAACAATGCTACGAGTTACCACACTATCGAAAGTCGGCGACGACGCCTACGAAGAACCGAACGGCGAATACATGGACACGCTCAATTACACGAGCCGATCACTCACGATTCTCGAACGGGTGGAAGTACCCTCCGAGTCGGAACTCGAAGACCCCGCCAATCCTCTTGCGGAGTTCCTTGATGAAGGCGAGATGTTGGCTGACAAGCCGTACAACGAGCTACAGTCGTTCGCCACTGATCACGGGATCAAGGGCAACCTCCCGAAAGAAAAGATGGTTGATGCCATCTCGGAGAAGTTCATCCCCCAGCCATGAGAGACTCAGTCAACTTCATCGTGGACATGGAGAAGGCGAGCGGTGAGCAGAAAACCGAGCATCGACTCGCTGTCAATCCCCGAGAGGGAGAAACCGACTGGGAAGCTCTCATCCGCGTGACGAACGAACTGGGGGTCAACCTGCTGCGGGCACGCCGGGCGGGTATTCCCCGCGTTCGTGGCACGCAGGAGCAAGACTCCCCCGTCGGCGGCGTCATCGAGTAACGACACGAAACCACCACGCAGTAGTTTGAAAATAGGCGACCACCCCGCCGATGAAAGCCGGAATGGGTGGGACACAACACAATGCAACCCACTATCACACCCGAAGAAGAAACCGAAGCGAACCACACAGTTTACTACATCGAAGGCCACCGCGGCGCGGCTAACTCCGCGGTGAAAGCTGCGAAAAAGAAGTTCGCCGACGACAACGGACTTCTCTACCGCCACGTCATTGGCAAGAAACTGTACCATGACAGTGCCGGAGCGCGGTCGAATATGTACGTCACCGTCATCAACAAGATGGACCTGTTCAACAAATGACGTTCGACGTAGCAATCGAGCGCGAAGTCAACGGCGAGAACGAACTGACCGACTACGAAAACGTCTCGAAAGCCATCAACATCCCGAGTATGGAGAAGATCAAGCTCACCTACCCCGATGGTGAAACCGACATGAGTCCGTGTGGGCAGATCGTTAGCATCAGTGAACATGAAGCATCTGACAGTGAGGCCAACTAACATGGACGAACAGACACAAGACCCGCGAGACGCCCTCGAAGTACTGGCCGACAGTGCTGACCTCTA